GAGCGGAGTTTCTATTCTAATCGTCTGATAATTACCTGATTGTGTCGCTAATAACTGTTCAACTTCTTTTTTATTTAGTGGCTTATCTTCTTTTTTAAAAGTGCCATCACCTCTTTTCTTTGCACCTTCCAAACCAAAACTCGCTAATGCACCTGTCAGAAGAGAAGCCGGAAAAGTTATATCCTTGGGTTCGTTTGTGTAGCCGGGAATAGATATGTAATTTAAACTAACTATAAAACCAGACCACCCGACAACAACTAAGCGAACAATTACAGATATGAAAGCAAGTTGTTCTTCTTTGTCTTCTATTGTCTCTTTAATTTTTTTTAAAGGGTTTTTTCTTTGATCTGCTTTTTCTTCTTCTTTCATAATTTAATGACTCTTTTTGCATAAACTAGCAAAATTGTCTACAGTTGGAAAGATATATAACAAAAACATGATTAGAATTTTTAAGCCCATATTAAAATTTTGCGTCAAAAGTAATTCTGTGAAATCCTTGGTAATTTCATTATTAGAAGATTATGCCGCTTCTACTGATACAGATATTGACGATGAACTTGTAAAGCTTGTCAAAGAAAAGTTATGGCCTGTTACATAACTTTAAGTTATGTTTAGTGTAAGGGATTCTGTATTTCCCTTATCTGCAAAAGGTAGGCTAACAAAACAATCCCCAAAGTTAGCCTATCCTAAATATAAGAGGATTTTTTTTTATGGCTCTTGATGATTGGCTTTCCATCACAGAAACATATGAAGATCAATTTTATCTTGAGATTCAGGCGCGGATGATTTTAGAAATGAAAGACCCCGAATATTTGCAAGAATTAGCCATTAATTATCAACGCCAGAATTGGGAAAAAGACGAAGTAATTAAAAACTGTATTGAAAAAATCGGGGATTTAGAAACAGAAATAATAAAAATTAGTTTAAAAAAAGAAAGAGAAGAAAAAAAACCAAGAATTAAAAAGGCATATCATCCGTAGATAATTCGATTAGTTGAGGATTAATATTACCAAAATCGCCATATTTTCCTTCTTTACCTTTAGCGTTTAAATAAATACCTTTAACTTCAACTTCTTCTTTTTTGGTGTAATCCCAAACTTTACCTGTTTTTGCTTTAGTATCGCCTAGTTTAATACAATGATCAAACAACGGTTGGATTGATTCTAAGGGAATAAAAAGCGACATTGCTTTTGGAAACTTGTCGGAATCTTGGTATTCATTTTCACTTGTAGAAAATTTTACTGGATAAGGTAATGCGGGTTTAAATTGGTCAGCCATGATTAAAGTGTTTTGATAATAGTGTTTTAAAAAATTGTGTAAATGTTAAATTGTGTTTTTCACAATGTTCGCGAATCAAGGTGGCTTCTTTATCATCTACCTTGAACCAAAATTTGTTGCGGTTGTAATAAGAAGAACGCCGCAAACGTAATTGTTGAATTACTTCTTGACCCGATAGGTCGGCCTGTTCTTCGGTCATCAATTTTTATCATTGTACTTTTCAATAGCTTGGCGTAAATATCTTCCGTGTTCAGATAATGTAATGTTTTCAGGACGAACAGAAGTAACTTTTAATTTAAAATGTTCTTTAAAATCTTTTAAAATTTCCTTTTGATGACCTGAATTTCTTATGTCGTCACAAATCAAGTCTCTTGCTTGTGGGTTTATTTGCTGCGGTAAAAGATAATTTTCTTCAGGTTCTTGATTAATTTTTGTCGGTGTTCTCTCGGCTGTATTATCAGCGACTTCTGGTTCTTCTTCTTTCTTTGCATCTTCTACTTCAAGACCCGCCCAAAGTTCAAAGGCATCGCCGAAAGAATAACAGGCGCAAGCACAAAGACATCTACGGTGAGCTTTTAAAACATCAGTAGATGAAATTTGATCGTATTTAATAGATTTATTTGAATAATTTGTAATTGCATAAGGATATAAAGGAAGCGTAACGCCTGTTTCAACATTGTAAAAATAACCCATTATATAACCTGTATTGTCAGGAGCCATCCAGACAATTTGTTCGTTTGAGTCAGGCTTCAAAGCAAAAAACCAATTCGGCGCATTTACTCTAATTCTTTGCGCTGTTTTAGCCCATGAACAGTAAGGAACTTTGCCTTTGTAATAAAGATCGTCTTTTCTTATAAGACCACCCAGATTTGGGATTTCGTTTTGTTTTGTTTGGTTTTCCATAATCCGTAAATAATTTTAAAGAAGCAACTGACGCTCTTACAGAAATTCACATCTTGATTTAACAAGAGGATATGTAAGGTCTTGTTGCTTCAATGTTAGCTTGGATACTAACTTCTTTAGTCTACCAATTTATTATATCTTGTCAAATGTTTTGACATTTATATTCGCACCCGCCAATTCAGAACGTGCCGCATATCTTTTCAAAGCCTTAACAGATACAACCAAAGAATCGTCCATAATTACAGAACCGCCAGAACTTACAGAAAGGCCGTCAAGCGTACTTCTTAAAAGTTTGTCAATATCTCCTGTTTTTGTCATACAAAAAAATGGAGCGTCATCTTTTAATAATTCAGAATATCTTCCTGTTCTGTAATGATTCTTCGGGCGCGGCATTATAAATTCAACAGAAATGGAAACAGCTTCGTCAAATGGATTTCCCGCATATGCTTCAAGCGCCGCGTGAATAATATCTTGCCGCCACGGTTTAACTCTTTTGCTTGATTCCATCATTCCGCCATTTCTGGTTCTTGTTTTTGAACCTTGTGGCGCGGCTAAACCCACGACCCGAAATTCAAGTTCTTTCATTTTTTTTATATTCTTCTAAAATTTTGATATTTTTTTCATGGTATTTTTCGTAATGTGGATGTTCGCCTTTCTTGAAATATTTTTTATTTATTTCATACATCATTTGATGCCGCCTTCTCATTTGTAATTCTTGTCTATTCATTTAAAATCCTCCTTCAGCATCTTCCCAACACCTATAGTCACAAAGTACTTTTGCAAGTGCAGTCAAAGCAGATAAATCATAACTTGCTAAGTAAATGTGAGTTCTTCCTTTTTCAAATGGCTCGCCGTTTACTATAGGTTCATCTTCTGGAAAGTCTTTATATCCCCAAAAATTACCCATAGCTTTGTGAATTGGAGTATTTACAAAAGCAGTTTTAATTGTTTCAACCCCGATTTCACTTAATTGAAGTGTAAAAGGAGTTGGAACACCATCTAAGCCATCAAATACCATTAAATACTTTTTCAATTCTTCTTCAAACCAAATTTTATGTTTTGGATATTCTGGTTTTGTTTTCATGTTTTTTTTCATTAAAATTCTCCTTGTTTAGAATCAAATCTTTTCCAAGCCTGCGACCATGCAAACGCACAATCAACCGTGTCTTGATCTTCGCCGACTACGCATTTGTTCGGCTTCGCCCATACTGTTTTGCAAACATCAGGCATTATTTGATGGTGCGTCCCTAGCGCTTCAAGGTAACTTCCCATCTGCGCGTCTGTTGAATAAGGTTTTGCATATTTGTTCCCTTGGGTTTTTAAATCAATCAACATAAGACGTTGCGATTTATTATCGTAGCCCAACAGGTCAAGTTGACCGCCGACTGATTTTTCAAGGTCACAAAGCATATATTCAACCGCCCATGGTTCAAAGTCTTCCCATAATTCACAATCCATAAGCGGTTTTATCCAATCGCCATAGTCACCCATTTCGATTTTGTCATTGCCCAACATTCGTTGTTGCAAAGCATAATGCGCAGTTTCACCGCGCGGTTGCCATTTATGACGCCATCTTTCAATGTTTGCTAATTCTTCAGGCGTTTTTGTATTACAAACTTGAGTTGTCGAAAATGCAAGCTGTTCTCCTGTAGGTTCCCATATATACTTATGAGTTTTTTTAATCCTTGCTATAGGTAGCGGCGCGAGTCTGTTTTTCATGCTACCGACATCCCCAAGGGAGTCACGAAATATATTCTTGCTGTTCGGCCACTTCGCGTATGGCGTCTTAAAGGTTTTGCTGTTGATGAATCGAAACGATGCTGAAGGAATGGCGGCTGACATTTTGAAAGATCATTTAAGCGGGCGGAAGCTGTTTGATGCTTCATCCCTAGAATTTCTTCTACTTGATCGCACGTCAAGCCCTCTTCGTAACTTCTTACACATCTTAAGACTTCAAGACACATTCCATTTATTTTGTCTTTTATAGAGTCAGCGGCGGCTTTTGATGTCTCTGTTTCGTTGCTTGGAACTACGGTGTAGTTAAAAAGCGGAAGGTCGTTAGTTTCCATTTGTTTTTGTTGGTTGGCTTTGTTTCCAGTATTGAATTAATCGCTCTAATTCAGCGATTCTTGTTTTAGCGTTTTGAATTTTCTCGGCTGTTTTCATGTCGGATAATCTTTCGGGTCGATAATTTCGACTTTTTCTTCAATGTAATCTGTTCTCGCCAGATTACGATGTTTTACACCTTGATAGCCTTTTGGAAAACGTGACTTTGCATTATTGCAATCGTCTTCCACTTCTTGCCATCCGCTGCTTTTTTTATCAAGATCAGAAAGCGTCCACATTTTTAATTCTGGATTTGCGGGATTTTTCTTTAATAAACCAGCCTTTAAAGTTTTAATTACGGAAGTAAGGTCTGTTAATCTATCCATTTTGGATAACCTCCTTTACTCATAAATTCGTCAAAAATTTTTTTTAAATCATCGCCATAAATTTCATTAATAGCTTTCCATAGATAAATTGGCAAATTTGGAAGTTCTGGATCAGGGTCAACTAACATACCTATATCAGCTATAGTTCCGTGAACTTGCGAATCGCCATCATTTTTATAAGCAATTGAAAATCTTGGTATAGGTAAACCAAAATCTTCGCGTTCAATAAAGATACTTACTTTATTTGATGGGCTTGGGATTAAATTCATTTTTGAACCTCTTTTTTGTCATCGTTATATTTAAGTTGATCAACAACCCTTAAATTCGGCCAGTTTTGTTCGCTTGCTTTAAATACTTTTGACGCGGGATGATTTGCAACTGGTTCTTCTTTTCGTTTAAAAGGATTATCTGTTGGTTTGAATATATCCTTGTAGCCCCTAATTATTGCCA